AGAGCTTTGCTCAATCATCAAAATATCTATGATACAATAGATTCCACTCCTTATTACTGTTGGATTGATACTTAAATTATGGAACTAAAAGACTGGCTCAATTCAATTAATCAATCAAAACTTAATTTGATTGACGAAGACTATGCTGTAGAAAAAGAATATCCTCCATTCATTATTAATAAGTGTATGTCTGGTTTTATAGACACAGTTCTTATCGCTAATGAAATGAATATTCATTCTGATCTTTCAAAGAAGATGCAATATGATTTTTTTATAAATATTGTGAGACCGAAAAAAAGATTTTCTCCATGGTTGAGAAAAGAAAAACTTGACACCGTAGAACTCATCAAAAAGTATTATCACTATAATGATGAGAAAGCGAGAAGTGCTCTGAAACTTTTATCGGAAGAACAAATTGAATTTATCAAACAAAGGATGAAAATTGGAGGAAAAAATGAGTGAAGTTCTAGAGTACAGTTGGTCCGCTGATAAAATGGTTGAAGTGACACTTAAGGAGCCAGATGATTTTCTGAAGGTTCGTGAAACTTTGACCCGTATTGGTGTCGCATCACGTAAAGAAAAAAAGATATATCAATCTTGTCATATCTTACATAAACAAGGTAAGTATTATATCGTACATTTTAAAGAGTTGTTTGCTCTTGACGGTAAGAAAGCAAATCTTTTTGTAAATGATATACAACGTAGAAATCGTATTACTCAACTTTTATCCGACTGGGGATTAGTTGATGTAGTTGAATCTTCTGTGATTGAGGATTGCGCTCCATTAAGTCAGATAAAAGTTCTATCCTATAAAGATAAAGGAGAGTGGACGCTAGAAAGTAAATATAATATTGGTAAGAAAAAAACAACTACTACTCCTCAGTCAGTATAACCATCATCATCTTCTACGATAGTAATTCTACTATCATTAGTTAAATAAAAATCCTTATCGGAATAGATCTCAGATTCTAATTCGTTAAGGATTTCTTTTAGCTTTCTATGTAATGTTTTTAATTTAGATTTTTTCATAGTTTATATATTTAAATATATGTATACAAAAAAAGGTCCCATGTGGGACCTTAATACTATGCTAGTAAGCTTTTACATATACGTTTGCATACAGTTTGACTTTCATCGCACTCAATTAAGCAATCAAAGTAATCATTAACCAGATCTAATTCTTCATTACACCTGTCTATGGTATTTTTAAAATGATCCCATTCTACTAATTGGTTGCGGGAAACTATATTATGCATATCTCCTCCGTGTCATACAATATTTAATTTTTAAAAAATAATATAGTTAATTTCATATCATAAGCACCTCTATTCTATTACTATATAGGTTACTTTGTGTTAATTCACTAACATTTGTTAACTCGTTACTTAAACACAAAAAAAGAGAGGATAGTTAATCCTCTCTGCAATGTAAGTTAATGAATCACTTAGTATAAGTACGACCACGATAACAGAATGTACCGTGTGACTCTTTGTTTTTTACACAACGTGTATTATACTCAACACCACGATATGAGGTGTGAAGAATTTGTGCGTTGTGAATAGCAGATGCTTTGTTGATCTGCTGCTTTACCATTTGAAGGGTGTTCATGTTGTTACTCCTAAAGTAATTGGATTTTTAGGTCCGTTCCTTTAGTCGTTTGCGTCCCAGTACCACTCACATTCTGGTGATGAATCTTTAAGAGTCTCCACCAACTCAACCTTAATCTGATTGTTAAGGTTAGCATTGTTCTCAATCTTCAACATGATAGCATCAGTTTGAGTGCAGGTCAGTGATGTATAGAAAAATAGTTCTAGCATGGGATGAACGGCTCCGTTCCGCGACTTACTTGCGCCTCACAGATGTGAGGTGAACGATGGATCAATTATAGATCCTATGATCTATTTAGTCAAGCCTATATAAAAATGTGTCTTTCGTGCGGCACACTCTGCATTCGGAAAATGCCATGTAATGGTACGGGTTTCGCACCGTACCATTTTTTATGTTTTGCTATAAATAAATTTGATTGCCTTCGGGGATCACACAAAAAACTCGCTTAATAAGGAGCATAACAAATGACGGGACTTACACGTTACACGTCCAGTGACATGGGCAAAATTCTTGATGCTGTAGGAAAATACAGTGTTGGACTTGATGATGTTTTCCACAGGTTACATTCATATGGTATGGATAATCCTGGTGGTTCATATCCTCCATATAATATTGTAAAAGAATCGAACGTTAAATGGCGTATCGAACTAGCACTGGCTGGGTGGTCTAGAGATGACATTGAAGTCACTACAGAAACCAATGTTCTAATCATCAAGTCCAAGTCTGCGAAGGACACTGATGATGTAGAGTATATGCACCGTGGGGTAGCAACTCGTACCTTCGTTAGAGGTTTCAACTTATCTGACGATGTTGAAGTTGGAGAAGTTAAATTTGAAAATGGTATGTTGATTGTTGATCTGAAGAGAATAATTCCAGATCATCAAAAATTAAAAACATATGACATTAGATAAATAGAATTGAATATCGTCGCCGCAGAGGGGCAACTGGCAAAAACCAGTTGACGCCCCTCTTTTTTTATGGTACAATAAATCAGAGTTAGAACCGTCTATGAATTTACATGTAATCGAATTAATCAATGATAAAATCATTGTAGCCGATGTAGAAGAACTCGATGAAGAACCGTCATGTTTTTTGAAAAACTGTAGGGAAATCATTGACGTTGATGGTACAATAACATTCAGGAAGTGGCCTTTATATACTGATGAATCTGATACGTTGATCTATTCAAAACGTATCATATCAATATCCACACCATCTGACGAAGTAGCATCTCTTTATAAGCAATCAGTTAATTCATGAATTTTTATACAAACGTTCAACTAGTAGGGAATCAAATTCTTTATCGTGGATATCGACATGGTGAACGTGTCATGTATCGCGATAAAATTAATCCTGTACTTTTTGTTACTTCTCAAAAAGAAACAAAGTTTAAAACACTGGATGAAAAGTATGTAAAACCAATCAAGTTCCTTACTCCAAGAGAAGCAAGGGACTTCATGAAAAAGTATTCTGAAGTTGATAACTTTGATGTGTACGGATACGAAAGATTTTTGTATCAGTATATTGCTGATGAGTATCCACAAGATGAAATTAAATTTGATATGTCGGTGATGAATATCATCAGTCTTGACATTGAGGTTGAGTGTGAAAATGGATTCCCTGATGTAGAGAGTGCTTCAGAATCTATTCTTTGTATTACTATCAAAGATATGAATACAAAGAAACTAATTGTGTGGGGCACTAGAGAGTATGAAAACAGTCGTGATGATGTTGAGTTTATATATTGTCATGGTGAGAAAGATCTTCTAAATAAATTTTTGAGTCATTGGGTTCAGAATACACCAGATGTTATTACTGGGTGGAATGTATATCTATACGATATTCCATATATCTGTCGTAGATTAGAACGAGTACTTACTGAGAAACATATGCGTTCTCTTTCTCCATGGAACTTAATCAACTATAGAGAGTTCGAGATCCATGGAAGAAAAAATATTGCTTATGATCTTGGTGGAGTTTCTTGTTTAGACTATCTTGATCTATACAAAAAATTCACTTATTCTAATCAAGAATCATATCGTCTGGATCATATTGCTTTTGTTGAACTGGGACAACGTAAGTTGGATCACTCTGAATTTGAGAACTTCAAAGCTTTCTATACGAACAACTGGCAAAAGTTTATTGACTATAACATCATTGACGTAGAACTTGTTGACCGTTTGGAAGACAAGATGAAATTGATTGAGTTATGTCTAACGATGGCATATGACGCAAAAGAAAATTATGAAGATGTATATTCACAGGTAAAAACTTGGGATAACATTATCTTCAATTATCTAAAGAAGGATAATATTGTTGTTCCTCCAAAAATTACACATAGGAAAGATTCTGCATACGCTGGTGCATATGTCAAAGAACCAAAAGTAGGACGTTATGATTGGGTTGTAAGTTTTGACTTAAACTCTCTATATCCTCACTTGATTATGCAGTACAACATTTCACCTGAGACATTAGTTGAAGACAAACATCCCACAGTTACTGTAGATAAAATCCTGAGTGAACCTATTGTCTATGATGAGAAGTATTCTCTATGTGCAAATGGTGCTCAGTATAGAAAAGACTTTCAAGGATTTCTTCCTAAGTTGATGCAGAAAATGTATAATGATCGTGTCATCTTCAAGAAGAAAATGCTTATTGCAAAACAAGCATATGAAAATACACCTTCGACAGATCTTTCGAAAGAAATTTCTCGTTGTAATAACATCCAGATGGCAAAGAAGATTTCTTTGAACTCTGCTTATGGTGCTATTGGTAATGAATACTTTAGGTATTTTCGAATTGCAAATGCAGAAGCAATCACTCTGTCTGGTCAAGTTTCTATCCGTTGGATTGAAATTAAGATGAATAGTTATCTAAATAAACTATTAAAAACAGATGGAGTAGATTATGTTATTGCTTCTGATACCGATAGTATCTATCTTAATATGGGTCCTGTTGTTGATCACATATACAAAGGGAGAAAGGCTTCTAATGATAAGATTGTTACGTTCCTTGACAAGATCTGTCAACTGGAACTTGAAAAGTATATTGAAAGTTCTTATGAAACGTTGGCCCAAAAGGTAAACGCATATGATCAGAAGATGCAGATGAAACGGGAGAACATTGCTGACCGTGGAATCTGGACTGCTAAGAAGAGATATATTCTTAATGTGTGGGACAGTGAAGGTGTTAGATATGAAAAACCAAAACTTAAGATCATGGGTCTTGAGACTGCAAGATCTTCAACTCCTGCATTCTTCAGAGATAAGTTGAAGAAAGCATTTACTATCATCATCAACAATACTAATGATGATCTAATTTCATTTATTGATGATGTTCGTAAAGAATCTAGAGAACAAGGTGTTGAAAACATTTCATTCCCACGAGGATGTAATGGACTTGATAAGTACAAAAGTTCTGCTGACTTATACAAGAAAGGTACACCAATTCAAGTTCGTGGTGCTATTCTATACAATCACTTTATCGTTAAATTGAAACTGCAGAATAAGTATCCATTGATTCAGGAAGGTGAGAAAATCAAGTTTGTATACTTGAAGACTCCAAATCCAATTGGTGAGAATATTATTGCTTATCTACAAACTCTACCCAAAGAGATGAACCTAGATAAGTATATTGATTATGATCGACAATTCGAAAAGAGTTTTGTCGAACCATTGAAGAACGTAGTAGAAACCATCGGGTGGCAAGTTGAGAGACGTGGTAGTCTTGAATCTTTCTTCGTTTGATGGTAGAATAATTTTAAAAGGAGTATTTTATGAGTTTTCTTAAGTCTGTAATTTCTGAACTAGACAATGAATATGCATCAGTCATTGAAGATGGAGTTGTATCTGGTGATTGTGATTCATTTATCGATACCGGTTCATATATTTTCAATGCATTATTGAGTGGTAGTATCCATGGAGGACTGCCATCAAATAAAATTACTGCATTAGCAGGAGAATCTAGTACAGGTAAAACATTTTTTGCGTTATCTATTGTTAGAAACTTCCTGGAACAAAATCCTACTGGTGAAGTAATCTATTTTGAATCTGAGTCTGCTATTACCAGAAGTATGATGAAGGAGAGGAACATTGATACTGCTCGTATCGGGTTGGTTCCTGTGACAACTGTACAAGAGTTCCGTACTCAATCAATTAAAGTTGTTGATGAATACATGAAAGTTAAAAAGGCTGATAGACCTCCTCTGTTGTTTGTTCTTGATTCGCTTGGTATGCTTTCAACGACCAAGGAAGTACAAGACGCTACAGACGGTAAGGAGACCAGGGACATGACAAGGGCACAAGTCATCAAATCTATTTTCAGGATCCTGTCACTTAAGCTAGGGACTGCAGGCATCCCTCTGATCGTCACCAACCACACGTATGATGTCGTGGGGTCTTACGTCCCTATGAAAGAGATGGGAGGGGGTTCTGGACTCAAGTACGCCGCTTCTACAATCATCTTTTTATCCAAGTCAAAGGAGAAGGACGGTACTGAAGTTGTGGGTAATATTGTAAAGTGTAAAACTTTCAAGTCTAGGTTTACTAAAGAAAATTCTCTTGTAGAAACCCGTTTATTTTATGACCAGCGTGGTCTTGATAAGTACTATGGACTTCTTGAACTTGGTGAGAAGTATGATGTCTTTACTAAGTCCGGTGGACGATATGAAATGAACGGTATTAAAACCTATGCAAAAACTATTCTATCAGATCCATCCAAATACTTTACTCCAGAGATCATGCAAGCGCTTGACGAATGCGCTAAGAAGGAGTATAGTTATGGTTCCTTTGATGGTGACGGTGAATGAATGATAGGATAGAGCACAAGATACTTTCAAATTTAATCTTTACTGAAGATTATATGAGGAAGGTTATTCCTTTCATTAAAGATAGTTACTTTGATGTATATTCGGAAAAAATTATTTTTAGTGAGATTAATAATTACATTGTAAAGTATAGTACTCCACCTACTCAATCAATCCTAATCATTGAAATTGAGAATCGTAAAGATATATCAGAAGAAATATTTAATGAGTGTATTGTTAAACTCAATGACTTTCGTGAAGAAAAAATAGAACAACAGTGGTTAATTGATACTACAGAGAAGTGGTGTAAAGAGAGGGCAGTTTATCTTGCTCTCATGGAATCTGTAAAGATTGCAGATGGTAATGATAAGACCAGAAGTCGTGATGCAATTCCATCTATCTTATCTGAGGCATTGAGTGTATCATTTGATGATCATGTTGGACATGATTACTTTCTTGATGCGGCTGCTCGTTATGAGTTCTATCATCGTAAAGAAGATAAACTACCATTTGATCTTGAGTTGTTTAACAAAATTACTAAAGGTGGACTTCCACGTAAGACTCTTAATATTGCTCTTGCAGGAACTGGTGTTGGTAAGTCATTGTTTATGTGTCACCAAGCATCTGCTTGTTTGTTGGAAGGTAAAAATGTTTTATACATTACCCTTGAGATGGCAGAAGAGAGAATTGCAGAACGTATTGATGCAAATCTTTTCAACCAAGATATCAGATCTTTGGTTGATCTTGCCAAACCAATGTATGATAACAAGGTAGAAAAGATAATGAAGAAGACACAAGGAAGTCTTATCATCAAAGAGTATCCTACTGCTTCAGCACACTCAGGACATTTTGCAAGTTTGTTAAGTGAACTTGCTCTCAAGAAAGGTTTTGCTCCTGATATTATTTTTATTGATTATCTCAATATTTGTTCCTCGTCTCGTTACAAAGGATCTTCCAATATTAATTCCTATACTCTCGTTAAGTCGATTGCAGAGGAACTTAGGGGACTTGCTGTAGAACATAATGTTCCAATTGTATCTGCTACGCAGACGACTCGTTCTGGGTATGGTAGTTCTGATGTGGATCTTACAGATACTTCAGAATCTTTTGGTCTTCCTGCTACCGCTGATCTTATGTTCGCTCTTATTTCTACTGAGGAATTGGAAGATATGAATCAAATTATGGTTAAGCAATTGAAGAATAGATATAATGATTCAAATATATTCAAGAGATTTGTCATAGGTATTGACAGATCCAAGATGAAGTTGTATGATGTAGAGAACAGTGCTCAACAAAACATTGTTGATTCTGGTCAGGAAGACGATCATACTGATCGTCTAGATAAAAAATTCCGTAGTTTTGAAGGTTTTAAAGTATGACAAAAAAAATTAATCTTTTTGATCCAGACACTGGTGTTAAGCATGACAACGTTCCTGTGAATGAACCAAGTAAGAAAGTAAACACTGACGCATATCTTGAGTTTGTGAATGCCGTTACATCCGATCAAAGTAAAGATGCTGATGCTTTTGAGTATCGTATCCAAGAACTTCGTGGAGAAGGATTTGAAACACATCGACTTCTGACTGCTGCTGTAGGGATGTCTGCAGAAGCAGGTGAGTTTACTGAAGTTGTAAAGAAGATTATCTTTCAAGGTAAACCAGTCAACGAAGAGAACATGTTTCATTTGAAACGAGAACTTGGAGACATCATGTGGTATGTTGCACAAGCATGTATGGGCCTCAATGTTTCTCTTGATGAAGTGATTGAGATGAATGTAGATAAACTCAAAGCACGTTATCCTGGTGGTGAGTTTGATGTTCACCAGTCAGAGAACCGTAGACAAGGAGATGTGTAATAAATAGAGGGGAAGAACTCCCCTCTTTTTTAATGTCAAGTATTTCAAAGGAAACCCTAATCAAAAGAGGATTGGAAATTTTTGTGAAAAAATTCTTATCTATAGATGGAAAGGAAAATAAATTTTTAACTAATGAAGGTTTATTTACTCCACATGCTTTAGTTCTTGATATAGAAAATGCACAATATGCATTTGAAAGCACTGAAAAACGTGACTATGAAATAATTTTAAAAAGAGTTGAACAAGCAATTAATATATCTGGTGCTAAATCAAAGATACAATTTACTGGTAGGTTTGATAATACAAGTCAGATTAAGACTATAAAATTAACTGACATAGAAAAGACTGGTGAGTTTGGTGGACAAGGTGCTGGTTCTGGGAAAAAGGAAAATTTAGGACTTGTGTTTGAGAGAGAATTTTATGAGTCCTTGGTTCACATATTAGATCCATCTAATAAGAAAGGTAGATATGATAAACAAGCAAGAGATACAGTTGAACGTATAGGGAAAGAAAAAAGATTACCTTTATCTGAAGTGATTGCTGTTGGAGAATTGAATCAGAGAAGACCATTAAAAATTTCTCCAGGATCTTTAACTCTAGGATCTGGAGAAGAAGATATTGGATCTACAGTAACTGATATTACATTAAAATATAATGGTAAGGTAGAAGTCTATCTATCATTAAAATTTCAATCTACATTGGCGTTTGCGAACATAGGTATTGGAACTGTGTTTACTGAATCTGATATGAAAAAATATACTCTCAGTGATAATGCAATGACAGTTCTAAAAATATTTGGTTTAGATTATATTAGTTTTTGTGAAACATTTAATAAGTATCCACATAGTGAAAAGATAATAAATCATAGAATAGACGTTACTAAAAAGGTAAATAGATCGGCGATTACTAAATTATTAAAACAGATGATGGGATATGGATATGTAATGGTCCATGGTAAAGGTCCAAACAATGTTGAAATATATGATGTTGATCAAGAATATTTTAATAGAGCAACTACTATCAGTGGTCCTATCATTGCTTTCTATGGTGGAACTACTGGTACTGGAAAAAAAGTAATTGTTAATTGTGAATCCTCATTATATAAATTTAGTTTTAATTTTAGGAATAAGGGTGGCAAGCTTTACCCATCCCATATCATGTGTGACTACAAGAAAAAGTGACACCTAACAAACTGTCCACACCCGCTGGACTCCTGGACAAAAATAGAGTATAATACACACATGGCAAAAAACACTCATCTAGAACACCTTGAAGATGACATCCTCAATTTTGGTACCGAGGGTGGTAAGTCTGCTATTGCTTTCTTAAAGTCACTGGGTTCTATGTTAACTCAGGGTGACAAAGGTAAATCAATTAATATTACTACAAAGTGGGATGGTGCTCCTGCTGTTATCTGTGGTATTGATCCTGAAAGAAATAGATTCTTTGTTGGAACTAAATCAGTCTTTGCAAAAACTGCACCTAAGTTGTGTTTTTCTGATGACATGATTGATGCATGGTACTCAGGTAATCTTGCATCAATGTTAAAAGATAGTCTTAAATATTTTTCTCAACTTGGTATCAAGGGTGTTATCCAAGGCGATCTTTTGTTTGTAGAGAATACAAAATCAGTTACTAACGTTGGTGGAAAACGTTGTGTAACATTTACTCCTAATACTATTACATATGCAATACCGTTGGATACAGACCTTGGTCAACGTGTTAATTCTTCTAAGATTGGCATTGTGTTCCATACCACTTATTCTGGCTCTACTATGGAAGGGATGTCGGCCGGTTTTGGTGTTGATGCATCTCCTTATCAGGGGAACAAACATATTGCTGTTTTCTCTTCCGACTTCAACGACGCAAGTGGTAGTGCAAACTTTAGCGGACAGGAACTAGTCAAGTTTAATTCTGCAGTGAATCGTGCAGAAGGTTCTCTGAAACAAGCATCTAAGTTTCTTGATGTGATGAAAGGATCTGATCGTTATGCTTTCAATGCAATCTTTAAACAGTTCTTCAATACTTACATTCGTAGTGGTAATACAATTCCTTCTGCTAACAAAGTAGTTACTGATTTTGCAAAATATTATTCTTCATTGATTGGTAAGGAGATTGATAAAAAGAAAACAGATAAAGCAAAGGAGAAGTGGGTTAAATTAAAAGACGACGGCATGAGATTTATTGCTGCAAACCAACGTTCTATCTACATGACTGCTGCAGCATATAAGAATCTCTCTGCTGCAAAACTGATGATCATTCGTCAGTTAGAGAAAGTAAAAGATATTGGTACGTTTATCAAAGATGGAAATGGATATCGTGTTACTGCACCAGAAGGATTCGTTGCAATTAAATCTGGACGTGCAACAAAACTAGTTGATAGACTTGAGTTTTCCGTTGCTAACTTTACTGTCGATAAGAATTGGGATAAATAGTTTATAGCTTATCTTGCATTCAATTTAATGAAATCTTTCGATAACTTTTTTGGAGAAGCGCGAACTAAGGCAGGATTGGAAGCAGAAAAGAAAGGATTGACGCATACTGGTAAAGGTTATTATGCAGATAAGTCTGGTATCATTGTTGCAAAAGCAGAAGGTGGTGAACGTTTAACTAATGTATCAAAAGCAGATCAGGCAAAGTTAAAGAGTGGTGAACCATTGAATGGTCCACAGTCTGTCGCTGATGTTCAAACTTTACAACAGTTTGCTAAGAAAGCAAAACAATCACAACAAGCTCCTGATCAACAAACTCCTGAAAAAGAAACTAAACAAACAGAAAAGTCTGATAAAGATACATCTCAAGTTCCACGTAATGAAGGTGGTAAGTCTATTGTAATTACATTTGGTAGATTCAATCCTCCTCATACAGGACATCTAAAATTAATGGATCGAGTTGCTGACGAAGCATATAAGAGTGGATCTGATTATATGATATATCCAAGTCATAGTCAGGATGCAAAAAAGAATCCATTTGATTTATCCACTAAACATAATGTAATGAGTCAGATGTTTCCACATCACTCACAAAATATTGCTAATGATCCTAGTTCAGGAAAAAATATCTTTGATGTATTAAAAGATTTGCACGCTAATGGATATGATGATGTTAAAGTTGTAGTAGGTGATGATAGAGTAAAAGAGTTTTCAAATATTACTAGTAAGTATAATGGTAAGACATATAACTTTGGTAAGTTAGATGTTATTAGTGCAGGTGCTAGAGATGATAAGTCTGATGATGTTGAGGGTATGTCTGCATCTAAGATGAGACAAGCTGCATCCAATAATGATTATGATGCATTTAAAAAAGGACTTCCTAAAGATTTAAAATCAAAAGAAGCAAAGAGTATCTATATGCAACTTCGTAAGTCTATGAATTTGGAAGAACAACTATGGCAGATTGCTCCAAAATTAGATTACAATACACTGCGCGAAGAATACTACCAAAAAAATATTTTTAATGTCGGTGATATGGTAGAGAGTTTAACTACTGGTGTCGTCGGAGAAATTATTGTTAGAGGACCTAACTATATTATTATGATGGATGAGGAAGAAAGAACCTTTAGACATTGGTTAATTAATATTACCGAGAAGGTACACTATGAAGTTGGTACTGATGTATACCGTATTGCATTGCAACAACTAACTCCGGGTGAGAAAGTACAGTCATTTACAGGTAAGCCTGTACCCGAACCTGGAACTCCTCCAGTTACTCAATCTGTAAAGAAAAAGACCACTAAATAGTATTAAAACAAGTATATCTAATGGACATATCTAAAATTGCCTCCTTTATTACCTTAGAACCTTCTCAACTCTTTCGTGCAGAAAGATGTGTTGAGCAAGGACTTAAGATGTATAATTCTGATGAAGAATTAACAGAAGCTTATTTGAAGGAACATCTTCATGGTGTGACTCTAAATTATGCTATGCATGTTTTAGATGAAGCTTCTACTTCATACATGGACGTTGCGATTCATAATCAGGGAGGTAAGTTTAGTGCTCCTACCGCTGGTGTGTATGGAGTTTCTTCACGTCCAGAAGTCAAACAAAAAATTAAAGATAAAGTTCTCAAGAAGAATGAACTTGAGAAGAAACAGAAGTCGATGAAGAAGGAAGAGGTAGAAGTAGAAGGATATCAACCACTTCCTAAAGAAAAGATGGCACGCCAGGCTAATAAAGCTTATGGTAAAGAACAGAGAGCAGCCTCTGGTGGTAATGAGAAAGAAACTAACAAGCAGATGCAACGTAGAATTGCAATTCAAAATCCTGCAGGACGTAAAGCAAGTCTAAGGAAAGAAGAGGTTGTTAATGAGGAAGGTGCAGATTCACTGAAGGATCGCCGCATGGAACGTGGTGGTGTTGATGGTAACAATCGTTATAACAAATCACCAGGTAAACCTAATACTGCCGGCAAGAAA